GTATCTAAGCCTATTCAGGCAATTATCTCCGATATCATCGAGAATCAGGACCTCGACAAGCTATCTACTGTAGTTGTACGTCAGAAGTCCCAATTTAGGATTCTATTCGAGACGGCAGAAACTCTCGGGGTGATCGGTGGCTTACGCCAGAATCAATCTGGCATCGGTTTCGAGTTTGGACAGCTTCTCGGTATCGACGCAACGTGCGCCGCCAGTGGTTACGTCGGAAAAACTGAGTACGTAATCCACGGGGACTCGAACGGTAAAGTCCACCGGCAAGAACTCGGAACCTCATTCGACAGTACCGAAATCTTCAGCCTATTCCAGACTCCTTATTTCTACTTCGGAGACACAGAGCTCCGTAAGATCTTCTACAAGGTTGCGACCTTCTTCCGGTCTGAGGGCACGAACAACATCGTGCTATCTATCGTGTACGACTACGAAGATCAGAACGTATCGAATCCGGGTAACTTCACCCTCAATACCGAAGGGGCGGCGGCCTTCTACAATGAGGCTGAATACGACGCCACAGCAATCTTTGACGGTAACCCATCCCCGGTTATCGAAACAAACTTCTCAGGTTCCGGTAAATCCGTGAGTTTCCGGTACGTAACCAACGACACAAACGCAAGTCACAACATTCAAGGGCTTAGTATTCTATTCGGGCTCGGAGATAGGCGGTAAGATAATAATATGGCAGGATATACTCGACAATCCACTGCGGATATCATCCCCGGAGAAACAGTTAAGTCAGCACCGATCAATGCTGAGTATAACGCGCTTCGTGATGCTTTTGCATTCGCAGGGGGACACAACCATGATGGCTCTTCGGATGAGGGTGCTTATGTTGGCTTGATTGCTGACACGGATGGTAACAATAAGGTTGTTGTAGACACATCAAACAACCGTGTTTCTATCTACTCTGAGGTATCAGGCGCGGCAGTTGAGCAGGTTCGCATTCAAGATGGCGCGATTGTTCCCGTAACAGATGACGATATCGATTTAGGTGCGGTAGGTGCGGAGTTTAAAGACCTCTACATCGACGGCACTGCAAACATTGATGCTCTCATATCTGCCGCAGTAACAATCACAGGGGGTAACATCGACGGTACTGCTATTGGCGGTACAACCCCCGCCGCAGGTAACTTCACTACCCTGACTTCTACAGGCACATCGACACACGCCACAGTAGACATTAATGGCGGTAATATTGATAACACTATTGTGGGGGCTACGACAGCCGCCGCAGGTACGTTCACTACAGTAAACGCAAGTTCTGTGAGCACCACTGGAGCAATGATTGCTACTGGAGGTTTTCAGGGAACACTGACAGGCGATGTAGTAGGCGATGTTACAAGTTCTGGAACATCTACCTTTGCTGACGTCGACATTGACAACATCACTATCGACGGTAACACAATTTCGTCTACTAACACTAACGGCAACATTGCTGTTACGCCGAATGGTACTGGCGAAGTTGACATCTCAAAGGTAGATATCGACTCCGGTACAATTGATGGTACTACGATTGGCGGTACTACAGCCGCAGTCGGTAACTTTACCAACCTCACTACTACCGGAACATCTACCCACGCGACTGTTGACATCAACGGTGGTGCTATCGATGGAACAACAATAGGTTCGACCACCCCGACTACGATTGTTGGTACGACTATCAATGGTACAACGATCACGGCATCAACAGCCTTTAGTGGTGACCTCACAGGTAACGTAACAGGAAATCTCACAGGGGATGTAGAGGGGGACGTTACAGGTGATCTTACGGGCAACGTCACTGCGGCATCTGGTTCTTCTACATTCAACAACGTGACAATCAACGGCACACTCGACGTAACGAGTACCGTAATTTCTAACGTGACAGATCCCGTCGCATCTCAAGATGCCGCTACGAAGAACTACGTTGACTCCCAGATCAGTGATTTGATTGATGGTGCTCCAGCAACCCTCGACACGTTGAACGAGATTGCCGCGGCGATTAACGACGACGCAAACCTCTACACGACATTAACAACCAGCATCGCGACTAAGCTACCTTTAGCAGGGGGCACCATGACCGGTGCTATCGCGATGGACACATCTAAGATCACAGGTCTCGGAGACCCAACAGCGGCACAGGATGCGGCTACAAAAACATACGTTGATACTGCTGATGCGGGTAAGTTGAGTCTTACTGGTGGCACCATGACTGGTGCTATCGATATGGGTTCCCAGAAGATAACAACAACCTATACACCAACAGACAACGCCGACCTCACTACGAAGACATACGTTGATGGTATTCTCGGCAGTGCAACTGCGGCGGCAACAAGTGCGGCGGCGGCTTCTGATGATGCGGATGATGCGGAAAAACTCGCAATCAACCCTGAAGATTCTCAATACACACTATCAGACGGCACTACCACAGGTTATTCTGCGTTACACTACGCGGCAAAGGCTGAGGATTCAGCTACTGCGGCGGCGGCATCGTACGATAACTTTGATGATAGGTATTTAGGCCCTAAGTCTTCCGCTCCTTCGCTAGATAATGATAACGAAGCCTTAATCATCGGTGCCCTCTACTTCGACACCACAACCGACACGATGAAGGTTTATGGCTCTGGTGGATGGGTAGCGGCCGGATCATCAATTAATGGTACAGCGACACGCCTCACCTACACAGCGGGTACAGCATCCGGCTCATATGATGGGGTCAGCCTCACAAACTATCCTGTCACGTATGACGCGGGATATATTGACGTGTACCTTAACGGTGTGAAGCTGATCAATGGTACGGACGTTACCGTATCCTCAGGCACAGAAGTCGTCCTTGCGACAGCGGCTTCTTCAGGGGACCTTGTTGACATCGTTGCATACGGCACCTTCGAGCTCGCAAACTTTTCGATCAACGACGCCAGTGATGTAAACACATCGGGGATTGCTGACGGTCAGGCCCTCATCTTTGACTCCGGCACATCAACCTTCATCGCTGGAGCGGCGGGACTTTCTTGGTCTGTAAAGACAGCAGATTTCACAGCGGTGGCACAGAATGGATATTTTGTAGATACATCAGGCGGTGCGGTTACAGTAACACTTCCTTCGAGTCCTTCTGTTGGTGATCTCGTACGTATTGTCGACCTAAGTAACGCCGCAACAAACAACATCACGGTTGCACGAAATGGCGAAGTAATTCAGGATAATGCAGACGATCTTCTTGTCGCTACAGACAACGCGGCCTTCGGTCTCATCTACTCGAACGGCACCCACGGCTGGAGACTCATTGAGGTATAATAAGAAATGGCAGTAGCATATCAAACAATTAAGGGAGCTTCCGGACTGTACGTACCTGTTGGTATGATCATGTCGTGGACAAAGGCTTCTACACCGACTGGCTTCTTAATATGCGATGGGTCAGCAATCTCACGCACAACGTACGCCGCACTCTTCGACGCAATCGGAACAACACACGGTGTAGGGGATGGCAGTACGACGTTTAACCTCCCTGACTTGCAGGGTAAGCTTCCTGTAGGGGATGACGGCGGGGTAACTTATACAGTAGCTGGAACAGGCGGTGCGGCAAATGTTAGCCCATCTGTTACAGACAACATCGCAGTCAATAAGACGGGCGATGCTTCTGGTAACCTGAATGGTGCTCCTGATGCGGGTAACTTAGCGGTGAGTGTTAGCGGTAACGTGACGGTTGCTAATACTACGCTGTCTACTAGCACTATGCCGAGTCACGGACATACAATAGTGGCAGTTGGAGCTAATGCTGAGGGTGGGAGCGGTAATGCCCTAAATAATTTAGGCTCGGGTAATACCCAGAATCTTACTACAAATAATGCGATGAACAGCACAGGCGGAAGTGGAGCACACGCTCACAGCTCCAGCCACAACCTCTCCGGATCTATGAGCGGAGTACCCGGATTAGGTACTTTAGGTGTAACCATCAACGACAACATCGCCGTATCAAAGTCCGGCACAGTATCCGTAGCCGACATCGACACACGATCACCCTACGTTGTGATCCGCTACGTCATCAAGTTCTGAGGGAGAAGAAATGAGTTTAGCACGACAACTTGCCGATGCGGTTTCTTCAGGAGAACTAACGGCAACAGCAACAATTACAATGTGGGGTAAGGCGACCATCCCTGATGGTTGGCTCGAGTGTGATGGATCAGCGGTAAGCCGGACAACATACGCGGACTTATTTGC